ATTGAATCACAAAACGCTGTAACAGAATTTTTTGATGTATTGAAAAAGAACTCTGGAAAGTCAGAAATTAAAAACGCTTGGAACGCAAAACTTGCTGAAAATGGTGTAACTATCACAGATACAACTTTCCAACTTCCACGTAAATTGGTTGAATCAATCAACACAGCTTTGCTAAATACTAACCCAGTATTCAAAGTTTTCCGTGTTACAAATGTCGGTGCTTTGCTCGTATCACGCTCATTTGATTCATCTAATGAAGCACAAGTCCACAAAGACGGACAAACAAAAACAGAGCAGGCAGCCACACTCACTATTGATACTCTTGAACCTGTAATGGTTTATAAATTGCAATCACTTGCTGAACGTGTTAAACGACTTCAAATGTCATATTCTGAACTTTACAACTTGATTGTAGCAGAACTTACACAAGCTATCGTAAACAAAATTGTTGACCTTGCGCTTGTTGAGGGAGACGGAACAAACGGCTTTAAATCAATTGACAAAGAAGCAGACGATAAAAAAATCAAAAAAATTACTACAAAAGCCAAATCAGCTGGCAAAACTCCATTTGCTGACGCTATTGAAGAAGCGGTTGACTTTGTTCGCCCTACTGCTGGACGTCGTTATTTGATTGTTAAAGCAGAAGACCGTAAAGCCTTGTTAGATGAGTTACGTCAAGCGCCTGCAAATGCTAACGTTCGTATTAAAAATGATGATACTGAAATTGCTTCTGAAGTTGGAGTAGATGAAATCATTGTCTACACAGGTTCAAAAGCACTCAAACCTACTGTATTGGTAGACCAAAAATATCACATTGATATGCAAGACCTTACTAAAGTTGATGCCTTTGAATGGAAAACTAATAGCAACATGATTTTGGTTGAAACACTAACAAGCGGACACGTTGAAACTTATAACGCTGGTGCAGTAATTACAGTAGCATAAGAATAAAATGGAGGAAGTAAATGATAGATTATATTAAAGTCTATTGTGGTATTCCGATTTTAGTAACAGCTTATGATAGTAAACTTATCTTATTCCGTTCAATAGCTATTAAATTGCTAGAAAAAAATGGTATTAAAGCTGACGAAACAAGCGTATTAGTTAAAGACTTTATTTCTTGTTATTGTCGGCTTAATATTGTTGATGAACCAGCAGAACAATGGCGAAATGCTGAAATGAAACGTTTGGCTTCTTTGCAAGAGTTAATGTATTATGGAGGTATTTAATGATATTTTCACAAGTAACATTGCAAGTTGAAACGACTGTTAAGAAGAAGAACGGTGCAGAAGCTAATGTTATAAAGCCTATCGTTTTACCAGCAGTTAAACAGAGAATTAGTCAGTTAAGACTTGATGAGTTTTCTATGATTGGACTAGGTAAAAATATAAGATACGAGCTTAACGGAATCGGAGAAATGGAAGACTTAATTTTCAACTATTTCTTGGACGAAAAAGGCGACACTTTCAAGCGTACAACATGGGAAAGAAACCCTAAAAATAACAAGATGATTTTAGAGGGGGTCGTGAGTAACGGGATATGAGCGAATTTGATTCTTACATAGATTGGTACAACAATTTACTTACAATGCCTCTAAATGACGTTATTTTAGGCGTTAAGGACACGATAGTAGACAAGACGGTATATTTTCACTTAGTGACTCAAAGGTCATTAAAATGGACAATACGAGCTTTGTAATGGGTTACTATTATCAAGTTGTTTTATCTGTTAAAGATGTTGACGATGAACTTGTCGGACTTGTCGGAAATGTTTTTCGAAACGGTTGGAATATGACGAACTGGTCAGAGAATAGCCATTTGTACAATTATACTGGAACTGTTTATTTGCCTTGTGGTGCAGGTGGTCAAGCATGGCAATGAATTCACTTAATACATCAATCATAGCTAAAGAAATGCAAACTAAAGTAACAGAACGCATGGGCGATTGGTTTGAAGCAGAGTTTAAGGCTAAGGCAAATGCTGCAAGCCGAAGAACTAGATTAATCAGAAGTCACGGTCATACCTATACTTATGCCAGATATCAAAATACTGGGGAATTGTCAAGAAACTTAAAGCAAGTTAAAAAAGGCGATAAAGTAGTAGTAAACGCAGGGACTAGAGCTAATTATACTAGTGGTTATCATGGTATGTATTTCTTGGTTGAAAAAAAAGGTATGGAAGACGTTAAAACAACATTGAAAAAAGGCGCTAATTATGCCAATTCAATGAAATTATAAAAGTAGAAAGTGGCTTAATTACATTTGATTGAAATTAACAATAATGGTATTTTTAAATGAGTTTAGATAATTTTAGAAATAGAACGATTATATGGGATACGGTTAATAAAGACTTCCCCCAGCCAATACAAGTAATGCAAGGAGATGTCAATGCTAGAACGTTATTAATTAAAATAGTTGATAATGGAGTTGAAATTGACTTAACAGGTTATTCTTTAAAACTTACATATCAATACACTAATAGTAGTAATTCTGGTTTTGTTATGATCCCTCCTAAGGACTTAGCTAAGGGAGAATTTATTTTGGTAATTCCTACCGAAATGACAGCGACAGGAGTTATTGAAGCGAACTTAATACTTCTCAATAAAGACAAAGAGCAAGTTATTGTCAGTAAGAATCTTACATTTATATCAGACAGTTCTACTGTTTCTTATTTAGCTCAAAAAATAAATAATAATATTGATGATTTTACGAAATTATTATTAGAAAAAATGCCACAAGTGCTGCGTAGTGAGTTGAATGATTTACATGCTCAAACTGATTCAAACAAGAGCAATATTGACCTTAAGGCAAATCTAGCTGATATGACTAGCTTACAAAGTGCAATGACAGACCTAAAAAATGAAGTAGAAGCATTTGGTATTAGTCCTGAAAATTTAGTCACTATAAAGTCTCTATTAGATGCAATCGCAAGTAACGCCAGTGAATCAGAAGTAGTTGAACTAATAAATTCAGTAAAGGTTTTAACAAGTAATATTTCTCTGATGAGTAACGGAGATTACTCCCCTAAAGCTAATCAAACTGATTTAGAAAGTTTACAGCATACTGTTAATAACAATTCGGCAACTGTTTCAACAAAAGCCAATCAAACGGATTTAGACAACTTACAAGCTACTGTTGATAAACAAGGTGTTGCAATTTCAACAAAAGCTGAACAATCAGAGTTATTAAGCACAATTCAAAATGTCGCAACTGCTCAAGAAACAGCAAATAAAGCTGAAAGTGAAGCCAAAAATGCAATGGCAAAGGCTACCGAAGCACAAGCGAACAGTTTACCACTTAATGGAAAAGCTGTTAGTGCAAGTAAACTGGAAACACCTAGAAAACTCAGAGTAAATCTTCAATCCTCATCATTTCAATACTTTGACGGGACTGCTGATGCAATGGATATTGGAGTTTCAGGGGTGCTTCCTATTGAACATGGAGGTACGTCAACAAGTGACGGAGTTATAAATACAATAGCTTATTCCAACAGCGCAGACGGAACGGACGACTTCACCACTGTTTATCCTAACTTGAACTTGATAGACGGTACTAGAGATTTTAGTGGTCAGTGGATATATTCAGAACTTTCGACTGATGACGGAACATATAAAGGCTTGAAGGTTAAAAAACGAACTGATGCATGGGGCGGTATTTTTAAAATATTTACAGTTCCCAAAAATTCCGATTACACATTTTCAGCTTATGTAAAAGGGGCTGGTATAGGTACTAAATTTGTAAGAGTTGTAATTATTAATGGGGTAGAAAAGTATAACCTAGAAAAAACTTGGGATTCTCCTCTTGATTGGACAAGAGATTCAATTACTTTTTCAGCTAAAGATATAAAAGTAGGCGATCAAATCGCTGTAAGCTATAATATTTCAATATGGGGTACAAATCCAGCAATATGGACTGCTGGTCATAAGTGGGAAGAGGGTTCAATCGCCACTCCTTGGATGCCTTCAGCTAGAGAAGTCACGGTTGCAGACTATCCGAAGTATGTAGGTTTTAGTAATAGCATTAAACCAAATAAGAAAAGTTCTGATTACAAATGGTTACCAATGTGGTTAGCATCAATTGATAGGGCTACTGGCCTACTTAAGCCTGCGGTCATGGGTGTAGATTATGCTGAAGCACACCCAGTTGGCTCAGTAGTCACAAATACTTCAAGTTCATCATCAGGATATTCTACAGGAACATGGGAAAATATCGGTGAAGCAGTAATTGGTTCAACAACGATATATTATTGGAAACGCACTGCATAAAAAAATAAAAAGGAAAATAAAAAATGAAATTAGATTATAACTCACGCGAGATTTTCTTTGGTAATGAAGCTCTAATTGTAGCTGATATGTCAAAGGGGAGTAACGGAAAACCAGAGTTCACTAACCATAAAATTGTAACTGGTTTAGTATCAGTTGGCGAAATGGAAGACCAAGCGGAAACTAATAGCTATCCAGCTGATGACGTACCAGACCATGGAGTGAAAAAAGGTGCTACCTTACTTCAAGGCGAAATGGTATTTATTCAAACAGACCAAGCGCTTAAAGAAGATATTTTAGGTCAACAAAGAACAGCGAATGGTTTGGGTTGGTCTCCTACTGGTAATTGGAAAACAAAATGTGTTCAGTACCTAATTAAAGGGCGCAAACGTGATAAAGTTACAGGAGAATTTATTGACGGTTATCGTGTAGTCGTTTATCCTAAATTGAAACCTACAGCAGAACCAACGAAAGAATCAGAAACAGATTCAGTAGACGGTGTAGATCCTATTCAATGGACGTTGGCAGTACAAGCTACTGATTCAGATGTTTATTTGAATGGAGATAAAAAAGTCCCTGCTATTGAGTACGAAATTTGGGGCGAACAAGCTAAAGACTTTGCTAAGAAAATGGAAAGCGGCTTGTTCATCATGCAACCTGACACAGTTCTAGCTGGTGGTTATGAAGATGTACCGCAGGAGTTTCAGTAACTGACCATTCATAAGACTAAAAATTAACTAAGTAAAGGAATATATATAAAATGGCAAAACAATTGAGTACAGCACGTAAATTTAAAATGATTACAGGTAAAGACCTTTTTCAACAACAAAAGGCAATGGATACAGAACTTAAAAAAGAAGACGGAGAAATTACTGATGTAATGGAGTTCGTTCAATATGGTCTATACTTGGCTCTTTTTCAAGATAACATTGTAAAAGCTAAAAGTGACTTCTCTGACTTCCGTTCTAGCTTTGAGTTTGATACTGACGGTAAAGGGCTTAAAGAACTTGTCGAACTGTGGCAAAAAGAAATTTAATGAGCTGAAAGGACTGTAAATGATTTTAAAACATGCAATTAGATACTTAGAACTAACAGGTTCGGACTTTATTACAGATTTAAAAGACTTTGCAGACCTACAAAATTCTTTTGTCGCTGGATATATTCCTGATGACTTTACAGAGCAAATGGAGAGCTTTACAGACAAGTTGTTGATACTTTGGGTAGATTGTAACGGAGGAATGCAAAACGCATTAGACGACAAAACAGAGCTTCCTACAACTAACGAGTTAATCAATATCTTCTGTAAAACTGTTTTTATTAAAGAAAAAGAGGAAACGGAAGACAATACAGTCTTCTTTTCTTCTAGTTCATTGATTAAGAAAAAGAAAGATACTGTAAAGGAAAATAAAACTTTGGAACTTTTGACTGTTTTAGGCAATAATGAGATTGATATAACGCAGTTCATGGAAATGGAACTAGAACTTGTTTATAAAATAATCGAACTTATTGCAGAGAAGAAGAAAGAGGAAAAAGAAAAAGAGAAAAGGCGTAAAAGAAAGGGTATGTAATGGCAAATAATGCAACATTTGAGGTCGAGATATACGGTAATACAACGAAATTCGAGAACTCACTTAAAGGCGTTAACACCGCAATGTCAGGGCTTAGAGGAGAAGCGAAAAACTTACGTGAAGCTCTAAAACTTGACCCCACAAATACCGAGAAAATGGCGCAATTGCAGAAGAACTTACAAACGCAGTTGGGCTTATCACGTGACAAAGCAACAAAATTAAAAGAAGAACTTTCTACGGTTGACAAAGGGACGTCAGCAGGTCAAAAGAAATGGCTACAACTTACTAGAGATTTAGGAACAGCAGAAACACAAGCTAATAGGCTAGAGGGCGAAATTAAGCAAGTCGAGGGTGCTATTAGTTCAGGCTCTTGGAACATTGACGCTAAAATGGATACTAAAGGCGTTAATAGCGGAATTGAGGGCATGAAGTCACGCTTTAGCGGTCTTAGAGAGATTGCTGTTGGTGCATTCAGACAAATCGGTGCAAGTGCTGTTAGTGCTGTCGGTAATGGCTTAAAAGGCTGGGTATCTGACGCAATGGATACTCAAAAAGCCATGATTTCATTGAAAAATACAATGAAGTTCAAAGGAAGTGCGCAAGAGTTTGACTATGTAAGCAAATCTATGCAGAAGCTCGCTAAAGATACAAATGCAAATACCGAAGATACTTTAAAACTTTCAACAACGTTCATTGGTTTAGGCGATACTGCTAAAAAAGCGGTCAGTAAAACGGAAGCATTAGTAAAAGCTAACCAAGCATTTGGTGGTACTGGCGAACAATTAAAAGGTGTAGTTCAGGCTTACGGTCAAATGTCGGCAGCTGGTAAAGTTACGGCTGAAAATATTGGACAATTAACCGATAATAACACAGCTCTTGGTTCTTCTTTAAAAGACACTATTATGAAAATGAACCCCTCATTACAGCAATATAGTTCTTTTAATGAAGCTGTTTCAGAAGGCGCTGTTTCGGTGGGTATGCTCGACAAGGCTATGGAAAAAATGGCTAAAGGTTCGGGCGGTGGAGTCAAAACTATTGGGGACGCGTGGGATAGCTTCAACGAAACAATGTCAATTGCTTTAATTCCTACTTTGGATGCTTTAACACCTATCATTAGTAGCTTAATAGACCAGATGTCTGACTGGGGCGAAAGTGCTGGTAAAGCTGTAACAAATGTAGTTAAGTATTTCCAAGACTTGTTTCAAAAACTGCAAGAAAATGCAGCCACTTTAGCATTTTTAGAGGCTTGGGATAACATAAAAAGTGCATTTGATTCCATAGTTTCTATTATAGGGAACGTCATAAATTCATTTCTTGGAATAAATACAGAAACAACAAAAAATGCAACAAGTATAGATAACGTAGCAAAGAGTATAGCTGTATTTGCTGGTAAACTGTCAGAAGTTACTGAAAAAATAGCTGATTTTCTGAAAAAAATTAGTGAAAGTAAAAGCGCAATGGATGCTTTAAAAGGAACTTTAGTGGTTCTTGCTAGTGCATTCGTTGCTTTAAAAGTCATTAATGGAATTGTTAAGGCGATTGAACTTTATAATAACGTAGTTAAAGTTGGAACAGCTATACAAGGCGCTTTCAATGCTGTAATGGCTATAAATCCATTCGTAGCTCTTGGTATAGCGATCGCTGCCATTGTTGCCGGTTTAGTTTATTTCTTCACTCAAACCGAAACAGGTAAAAAGGCTTGGGCTAGTTTCGTAGACTTCTTGAAGAGTTCATGGGACGGTATAGTTTCATTCTTTAGCGGTATTGGTCAATGGTTTGCTGATATATGGAATGGAGCAGTTGACGGAGCTAAAGGCATTTGGCAGGGCTTAGTTGATTGGTTCAGCGGAATTATACAAGGCATTCAAAATATTTGGAACGGAATAACAACATTCTTTACTACTTTATGGACAACTGTTGTTACTGGAATTCAAACAGCATGGGCAGGAGTTACAGGGTTCTTCACAGGGCTATGGGACGGAATAGTGAATGTTGTTACAACTGTATTTACAACCATTGCTTCTTTAGTGACAAACGCTTATAACTGGTTCGTTACAACTTTCCAACCTTTAATTAGTTTCTTTCAATCTATATTTGGGTTAGTTGGATCAGTAATTAATTTAGCATTCCAACTTATATTGGCTATTATTCGCGGTGCTTATAAATTAGTTGTTGATATATGGAGTGCAGTATCAGGTTTCTTTGGTGGCATATTTAACGCTGTTAGTTCAGTAGTTTCTACAGTATTCAGCGCAATCGGTAGCTTTGCTTCTAGCGCTTGGAATTTAGTTAGGTCAGTATGGAGCGCAATTTCAGGCTTCTTTAGCGGTATATTCAACGCTGTAAGCGGAGTCGTATCATCAGTATTTAGCGCCATCGGTAGCTTTGCTTCTAGCGCTTGGGAAGTAGTTAAGTCAATATGGAGTGTAGTATCTGGGTTCTTTAGTAAAATATTCAATACAGTCAAAAGTGCTGTATCAAGTGTATTTAGTGCTTTAGGCGGTTTCGCTAGTAACGCTTGGGACGCAATAAAAGACGTATTTACTTCAGTTGGTTCATGGTTTGGCGATGTATTCAATTCAGCTAAGGAAAGAGTGAGCGACGCACTTGGAGCTTTAGGAGATATCGCTAAAGGAGCATGGGATTCAATTACAGACGTATTTGGTGGAGTTTATGACTTCTTTGAGAAAGCATTTGGAGGAGTTAAAGATTTAATTGATAATATTCTAGGAGGTGTTTCGGGAACTTTAGATAAAATCAGTGGCGCAATCAATGGAGTTTCTAAGACTGTCGGCGGACTGTTCAAAGGTTCAATGGTAGTAGGCTTAACAGATGTCAACTTATCTTCTAGCGGTTACGGTTTAAGCACTAATAGCGTATCAAGCGATAACAGAACATATAACACATTTAACGTACAAGGCGGTGCTGGTCAAGATGTTTCTAACTTAGCACGAGCAATCAGACGAGAATTTGAACTAGGGAGAGCTTAATGGTAAGGCAGTATAAAATACATACCAACTTAGACGGAACAGATGATAAAGTTTGGGACGCCACAAATGGAAAAGTTAGATTTTATCAGCCCTCTAATTTAGGGTTACAATCAACTAATAATATTTGGCAAAGTAACGGTATCGGAGTAATGGGAACACGCTCAATCACTCAACCTCAAATAGAGTTCAAATTAGAAACGTTTGGCGAAACTTTAGAAGAAAATTATCAATTAATGAAAGACTTCGTAAATGATATTCTTAGTAAAAAATTCGTTACACTTGAATATCAAACAGAGATTTTTCAAGTTTATGCTGATTTGGCTTTAGCAGAAGTTACTAAAACAGAGGGTTATGGGAAGAACGGAACTTTTAGCGAAAAGATAACGTTCGATATAATTACAAAGTGGTATACTTACGAAAATTTAACTTTTGAAAAAATTCAAAATGGTAAAGTTATCGCTGGTAAATCTAAAATTTACGGTGGAACAGCACCGGGAAGCTATACATATGTCGAAGGAGTTTCTTACACTTATTATGGGGAAACAAATATAGAACGATTAAGTCGCTGGGATATAAAAGACGAAATATTTAGTTTTATGGGAATGTTATATCCGCAACTTCCTAAAACACCTGCTGGAGTTAGATTTTTAGACGATACTGGAAACGAATATACTGCAATTGTATTTAAGACGGAACAGGTACAGGATTATATTTTAATCAATACAGATGTAAATGATGAAATTTATCAAGGCTGGAACGGAACGACTTCATTGAATTTGTTCCCTGTAATGGACTTCGAGAGATACAGAACTCGTATAATTAAAAAAGGCCAAATGGAGCTAATCAACTTAAGTAAGGCAGAGCTTAAAATCAAGAGAAAGGCGGACTTCGTTTAATGTTAGAAGCTAATGTTTATGATAACTTTAACCCTAACTACTATAATGTATCTGACTTTATTCTTCCTAATGGTAAAAAAGACAAAAGAGGTCTTCCGATACCTAAATCAAGATGTCAAGTTATTAACTACGAACTGTGGGAAACAGGTTATCTTTACACTTCATCAGCTACTTTGACCGTTTCGGTAGAAGTTGGCGATATTGTTCAAATTCTCTTTCCTGAAGTTGTTCCAATTGAGGAAGCTCTAGGTAAAAAGAAAAAGCTGAATTTAGATATGGTTTACCTTGTGACAGATGTAGATGAAAGTAATAAAGCTACGTTAAAGAACTATTTTTGGGCAATGATTCAAAGCCTTGATGTTCCGAGTGCAATAACTAAAACTAAAACGACAAACTCCGCTATCATTGACTATTTGATTGACCCTAATAAGAATGATTTAATGAGTTATGGCTACTTTTTCAATTCAAGTATCTTTGCTGGAAAGGCTACAATCAACCGTAAAGCAGAAACTTCATCAGCTACTGACGTAGCAAAAAGGATATTTTCCAAGGTTCAATTCCAACCAACTACAACCATTCAGCATGCTTCATCTGAAACAGACCCCAGGAACTTGTTATTTATTAATTTTGCTTCAAGGAACTGGAATAGAAAAAGAATCACAACAAGGGTGGATGTTAAGCAAAATGTGGCAATGGACACGGAAACAATAGTAGAACGTTCAGCTCATAATTTTGCTGTCGTATTCATTAAAAACAAAGCAACTGGCGATTACACAGACGCTCCTAAAATGTATACAGCAAAAAATAACGGAGATGTTGTAGATTATATTACTTATCATGGAGACGGAACAGATTTGCCAGAAGTAAGGACACCTAAAACATTATTTTATGATAGAGATGACCACGGAAACCCGCCAGATATATCTACTATTAAAGCTGAAATTTCACCCTCCACGATCGTCACAAGGTTAATCTTTAATCAAAACGAACTTTTGCCTTTATATGTTAATGACTTAGTAGATATATGGTATGAGGGTAAACTATATTCAGGATATATAGCAGACAGAGTTAAAACAGAGTTCAATGATAGGCTTATTTTTGTAGAAAGTGGAGTTAAACCAAATGTTATATGAGTATGTAGCTACTTACGGAGACAAATATAGAATAGATGGCTTCACAGGGTACAGAGAACTTCGTAAAGACCATTTAGAACTTTTGTCAGGTAAAGTATACTATAATAGCGAAAGTACGCTTAGAATTGAAACTACGCTCTTGTACGAAGTCGGTCAATTTGTATCAATTGGTGGTTATCCTTATGGCGGTAGAAAATTTAGATTATTAGAATTATCAATTACTGATAACCCAGTTTTAGATAAAGCTAAAATAATTTCAAGAAAGGTCAAAAATGACAATTAAAAACTTTACATTTTTCAGTCAAAATGGTACAGAGTTCCCAGTCGGTTCAAACAATGACGGAAAGCTATACATGATGTTGACTGGAATGGACTACGGAACGATTAGGCGAAAAGACTGGTCAAAAACATTAAACACAGCACTTAACATTCAATATGTAAACACATCAATTATTGCAGGCGGGAGGTATTTTGAACTATTAAACGAAACAGTAGCTTTAAAGGCTGATTCTGTCAACTATATTCATGCAAACATTGACTTAACACAAACAGCAAACCCTGTAAGTTTATCAGCCGAAACTGCAAATAATAGTAACCGTGTTGATATAAACAACGGTTCTGGCGTTTTGAAAGTTTGTTTTGATATTGTTACGACTTCGGGAACTGGTGTAACAAGCACTAAACCAATTGTTCAGACTAGTGCTTTAGATAGTATTTATGCAAATGATATGACAGTTAGCGGATCAATCAATGTACCAGTTCAAACTTTGACACAACAGGTTGGTAATGGTTTGGAATTGCAACTTACTAAAAAGAATAATGATTTAGTAATTGTTAGGCTCTTTGGTAGTGTGTCAAATATACGAAAAGGGTGGGATCTGTCTGGGGCATGGGTAGATTTTCCATTTCAACCAACTGTTCCTCAAAGTATTATTGGCCATTTTGCTGGAAGAGGTACCAGTTTCCATATTGATATAAACCCAAATGGTAGTATTACTTGGTGGGGGGAAAGCATTGGTGATACACCTCTTGCAGCACGTGGTAACGGAAGTTACTTTATTAAATAACAAAATAGAAAGCAAAACAAAATGGTAACTAGAATGATTTTAATAACTATCTTAATTTTAGCGATTCTTTTCGCTACATGGGTAAAAGATAGAGAAGCAATGAACCCACCTTTCAAACATAGACTTGTGATTGACTTAACTGTTATATTCTCCCTGTGGGTTTTGTATGCAGTCTTCTTCTTTACACAAACTCCCTCAACTTCTGATATTGCCAAAACTGTGATTGACGTAGGTTTATTGTACTTTGTAGGGCAATTTATTTACTTAATCGCAAAAATTAGCCCTATGTTTGACGGTTTGGTTAAACTTATGAAAAAGAATGGTGTAAGTATTCCTGAAGCGGAAGAAGAACAAACGGAGGATAAAAAAAGAATGAATATAACTAATGCTGGTGTACGTGGTTATAATCCTACTGGGGTTGTAATTCACAATGACGCTGGTTCAAACGGTGCTAAAACTAGTTTTTATGATAGTTGGTTACCTAATCATGATCCAGAAGAGGGCTTTGCTCATGTTTACATTGCTTCTGACGGACGATTGCAGGCTTCCGACTTCTCTAATATGGCATACCATTGTGCTAACTCATACGGTAATGCAAATTATGCCAGTTGGGAAGTATGCCAGTCAGAGGGCGATTTGAATCAGTTCTTGAGAAATGAACAAGCGGTACTAGATGACGTAGCTAAGTATATGAAACAATGGGGCTTAACTCCTAATCATGATACTGTGAAGCTACATCAAGAGTTATCATCTACTTCATGCCCTAGACGTTCAGTAGAAGCTCACGGTGGAACGGTAGAAAGCTGTCGCTCATACTTTATCACAGAACTAAATAAGCGCCTTACAGGGCAAAACAATACACAAACAAATACAGAATTAGAGGACGATGAATTAATGAAATTTACATATACAAATGGCGATAAAACAACTTACTACTTCAATGGCGAAAAAGTTATCGCTCTATCACACCCAGATCAATTGGCAATCGTTCGCAAAACTTATAAAGAAACAACTGGCAAAGACCTTAAAAACTTCGACTGGAAAGGTTCGCCTATTGATATTCGTTTCATGCAAGCTAACGGAATTGACAAACCAATCATTGCTAAAAAATAATATAAAAAAAGACAGCTTTATAGCTGTTTTTCTTTTGTAATTGAAGATATTCTGCTTTCTATTTATATTTTACCAAGTAGCCCATGCTGTTCCACCTGAACTTTGATAGATACTTACAGCTTTGTCTAGATAAGCCTGTGGACTTAATTGCGATACTTCCCCGTGTACGCTTTGATTAATCTGTAATAGTCCCCAGCATGATAGTCCATTTTCAACATAAGGGTTTCCGCTCGATTCCTTGTAAATAACATCAAGCCATTTACTAGAACTTACTCCTGTCTTGCTTGCTAGGTGTTCACTAGCTTGTTCAGGACTAACGCTAGACCAATCACTTCCAATCGTACCACTAGTTGCTATGTTCGGTGTCATTTCATCTTTTTCACTAACATGTTGACTTCCTCTATTATTAGATCGTTCAGTTTCCTCATCGTGTTCTCTTGCGATTCTGTCAACTTCGGCTTGTTTTTCAGCTTCAGCTCTTCGTTGATTTTCTTCACTAACTCGTTGTTCTTCAAGTGCTTTCTCCTTAGCTTGCTTTATATGCTCATATTTTGCTTTCTCTTGCGTTTTAAACTCTTGGTCATATAATTGTGCCACAATATCATTAAAGCCCTTATCCGCCCTTTTATGAGCCTTTTGAATATAGTTTATTGATGTGATAGTTGTGTCATCTGTTAAAATAAAGATAATTACTCTCCTTTTTTTATGGTTTAATTGCTTATCTGATTAATTGCTTCAATAATATTATTGCCAGCATTTATTAGAATTTCATCACTTACAGTTACATTCTTTCTTGAAAATAGTTCGCTCTCAATCTCCATAAAGTGCATTGCTTTAGCTAAAAATTGAGCCGACGATTCATAATATAATGTTTCTAGTTCATCATCTGAAAGCTGTGTTAAGTCGTCATTAGCAAAAGTTGTAAGTTTTCGCTTAATTTCTTTGCCATTGTCATCTTCTTCTACGTAGTAACGCTTCATCTTTTCATTCCTCTAACTTCAAATTTTTCAATAATATACCGTTTAGCACCAAGTTCAAAGCTGACTAGATAAATATTGAAATGGTCTTTATTATTCAAGTCATTGGCAATCCTTCGTGCTGTTAATCGTGGATATTTTGAGCTATTAATTTCCCGTGTGTATTCGTGTAATATCATTTCATTGCCTCCCTTTGCATTCTACGCTTCAAACGTTGCTTATATAGATATTCTTTGCTTGGTTCTAAACTAGACAATATCTCATCTAGTAAGTCAAACGCTTCTCCGTTATCTCCTACGCTATCAATTTTTTTAAGTGTAATCTCGTGCATTTCATCATCATTTAAAAACATAGTAAGATAAGGGAATGCTACGGTATGCGGTAAACTCAAGCGTGATTGAGTTGTATGTAACTTAGGCCATGTACCTGTCTCATCTTTAATTTTTAACTCAAGTTGGTTGATTCCGATACCTTGCTCTTTCAGTACGCTAGTAATTCTTTCATATAATTCTTCGTTTGTCATTATGCTATAACCTCAATTATTTCTGTATGCTTTTTAACTTCATATCTTTGTTCTTCTGGAAGCAATTCATTCCATTTTAAAGCCTCTTTTTTATTATAAAACTTACGTGATTTAATTTCTTTTTCCAATATCCAAGATACTGTGTAGTATGTGAATTCATCTTTCACTATCCAATTACTCCTGTCTTTATGTTTAGTCTTTGCTGACTTGATAAGTGATATAAATTGCACCACTTACAGTAATAAGCTCTAACTGGTATCTTATCAGCTTTCTTTTTGTTATGCTGGGCATTTACTATTGAATATAAAGCGCCCATTTTTGTGTATTTACGTTTTTTACACATATTATTTACTAGCTTTCTTAATCATTGCTTGCTTATAAGCCATAATTGTTCCGTCAAACATAGCGCTTTGGATTTCTCCTTGTTTGATAAACCCTTTTTGTTCTAATTGAATTACTTGTTTTGTTAATCCTTTTAATGTAAATGCTGTTGCTACTTTAATTTTGTCCTTAGGTTTTCTGTTAAATAATTTCATTTATTTTTTCACCAAAACTTTCTATTTTCGTGTCTTCGTAATTAATTATCAAAAACACTCCATTCATTTATCGTAAATAATTCAAAGCCATTTAGCTTACTTTGTTTTTCAATTTCTACTTGGTTTCTATCTAGGTCTACCAACAGTTCAATTACAGGCATACCAAATGTAAACCAACCAAGAACTGTATTAGTTTTAAGTCCAAAATACTTAGCACATTGAGCCTTACAACTAAAGTGTAGTTCTTCTTCCGTCACAGGGTTATAAGCTACTACCTTTATAGCTTTTTGCATTTCCGTTATTTAACCTCCTTTTCTATAAAACTATGATATCAAAAAAAGTTCATACCGTCAAGCATAAACTATTTTTAATTATTTTATTTACCTTCCCAGCGTTCAAAATCATCAGCTAGTTCTTGTATAAAGCCCATAATGTCGTCAGTAGTGTACTCTGTGAGCTCATTCTCGTTACTTAAGTTAGCAAGTTCTTTGGCATAGTCTAAAGCTTTGTTACGGTCTTTGTCGTAGCTCTCGCCCTCTTTCTTTCCAGCTCTTACTAGATACTTCAATACTTGCATTGTATACCAACCCGTAAGCTCTTCGTAGTTAAAATTATGTTTCAAGTATTCATTAAGTTCCACACCGTATTCATTGGCATAGTGCTTATTTTCTTTAAAATTCATTTAGATGTTACCTCCAAGCCATGCAATAAGCAACGTTGCAAGCATACCCACCCAAGTGATAGCGATAAGTGTCAATCCGACACCTGCAACTATCATTAAAGTTTTTACTGTATCTTTCATTTTGTTCTCCTTAATTTGATTGTCTGTATTTTTCCATAACTTTAGGGTATTTACCAACAAATTGCAATTGCTCTTGATGTAAACGACTTGACCAATGGAATAGTCTATCAATTTCAGCTAAGGCATTCAACTTTTGGTACATCTCTTTAATATAAAACTCTGCATTTCCTAATGACTTCCAATGTGCTGACGTTCTCACAGAGTACCCATTTTCAGCAAGTTTTTGTGCGTTAATATCAGCCTTTTCTTTTTTCTTCATCAGGCTATCAATTTCTTTAAATATAATCTTTAGCAATTTCACTTGATAGTTTTGCACTATTTCTTCAGCTGTCATCTCTGCACCTCTTTCGTAATTACATTCTATCAAATTACTTTTACTTTGTCAAACATTAACTGTTTTTAACCATAAATAATTTCTCACATTTATCAGTTCTTGTCCCACCTTCCAAAGTGCTATGTGCTTTATCAAAAGAATATACAACTTCAAAACGTTCATCTGAAATTGAATAACTTGAAATTATAACGATATTAGTTTTGGACATTTCAAACGCCCAGTCATAAAACTCTTGACTATCGAATGAATTTATATAACTTTTTTGGTGACTTCCTTCATAAGGAGGGTCAAGATATAGAACAGCTCCAGAAACATCACTAAAAGTATGATAACTTTTGTTTGTAGCTTTTATTTTATTTAATTTTTCAAGTTGTTGAAGTCGTTCAAGTTGTTTAAGTTGTTGGAGTTGTTCAAGTTGTCGGAGCCGTGAAAGTTGTTCAAGTTGTTTATGCGTTTCTGGCTTAGTATTAAACCAATTCCAGTCCAGTCCAGAAGTAACTTTCTTATATGTTTCTGTTTGTCTATAACCGCTAAAAACGTCATGTTTTTCAATAATTTCTTTAGCTAGATTATATTTCAAATCTGAAATTTCTTTGTTGTACATATAGTTTGCCTTTTTATTACCGAAAGAGTTAATCAGCAACTTCAAAAAGTCGTCTGTTGTCTTATTTTCTTTCGCCTTAATCTCAGTAAACTCTGTACGTGAAATGATAAGGGTTTTTATCCACTCACGGTCTTGTGATATAACTCGTTCAAAAGCGTTGGTTATATCCTTGTCTAAGTCGTTATAATGCACCTCCAAGCCATTTAAAATACATTCGGCTGTAATTGCTCCACCACCTCCGAAGATGTCATAAATCGGCTCGTCTGTGCCAAAGTTCTGTTTGATAATTTCAACAATCTTCTTGCTTATTTTTTTCTTGCTTCCTTGGTATGGCAGTCCGATTGGTTTGCCTTTTCTGATTTTCTTCTCGTCTAAACTAAGCATTAAAATTCCTTGTCTTTCTATTTTGGTGAAATTTATTCCAGTTTTCTATAAGTTCCAGCAACTTAGGTTCATCATATTCAGTAAACAGTTCAACCTGCGATGTAAACCAGCAGTGCAAACAGCGATCGCAACTATAACAGATGTCTGTATATCCTCTACAACCTTTGCAAACTCCTAAACCGTCACTCGTTGGAATATCGAAGCAATGGCAATATTTTTTGTCATTAAAATATTTTATTTTCATTGTTACCTTTCTAGTTTATTTTATATACTATTATATCAAAAAAACTCTAAGCTGTAAAGCCTAAAGTCTTATATGATATTAGTTTTCTTTCAATTTATTTTTGAACCAGATGATTCGTTCTTTGAACCAAGCGTCAACTCCTTCATGACGTAGCCATTTCCCTTGTTTAACTCCGTTCTTTTCCATGAACTCAATCACTTTAGTTGGAGTTTCTGGTTCGTCCCACATATTATATTTTGCTGAATGGTATTTACTAAACATTTCAAGCGTTTCGATATAGCTATCTTTCAGAAGTTCCGTATCAAGCAATTTTTGGGCCTTTTCAGCACGTTTAGCAAGTCGTTCGTTAGCTTGTTCCAGTTGCTCCTTTTGTTGCTGTAAGCTCAAGTTATGATTGATATAAGCAATTTGCTGTGCATGTCGTCCAAGTTTACCTTGAGTGTTAAGCTCGATCAGTTTAGCCATTCCCTCGCCAAGAATTTCATCAGGAACAAAGTTATACTTGTATTTCTTATTTGTGTTTCGTACGTAGTTATCAAGCGTTTGTTTAATTTTAAGTTTTTTGTGTAGTTCTCTTAATGTTGTCAATTTAATACTCCTTCATATATTTTACCAAACTTCAAAGCGTTAATTTTAACTATCTGTTTCAAGTCTGATATAAATTGCTGTTCTCCGTCAAAGTCAAATGGCATTGCCACGTTTTCCTTGATCCAAGTGAAAGCTCCGTCAAAGTCTTGTCTTAGTAAGCTCATCTTATCCACGATGTCGATGATTTGCTCTCTCTCTTCTTCTGTGTACATGTAACCAACTTTCTAGAAAGGTAGATCTGATTCATCAACTTCAATCGGTTCAGGTTTTCCAAATAAGTCCTGTTTAGCTTGTGCTTGACTGCTATTATCATTATGGATAAATACTTTTTCAACTGTGGGGAAAACAAAATTATAATTTACGTATTCGCCTGATTCCTTAGCTTGTACACGACCGCTGACCGTTACTGTGTCCCCTAATTGAATGAAATCAGGTAAGAAAGCCGAACCGTACGCAACTTTTACATTAGATCCCTTTTCTTTTTCAAACAATGGAACAGAAATAATTTTCTTGTCGCCTTTTGCTGTGTTTACTGTTCGTGTGTTTTTTTCGTTTACTTGTGCTGTAACTGTGATGATTGCCATTTAATTATTCCCCTTTTTCTGCTTCTTGCTGTGCTAACCAAATCGTCATGATGTCGGTAATTTCTTTTTTAGTCTTATTTTTCAAGCTGTCAACATTTTGGTATCCTAGTTGTTCAGCTCGTTTGATAAGTGGTTGAATCTCTCTAAGTCGTTGTTTTTCTGCTTCAAGTTCTTTCTGCTCTTCTGTCAAGTCGGGCAAATCTTCATTTGCGTAGATGTATAGCCCTAAACCATGACGAGCGATTGCCTTAACTAGTCCGCGTTGAATGGCTTTATTTACGTCCATAGAAGTCAATTTTTCAACTGGGATAGATTGGTTTCGATAGTCCATTACAGGTAGATACTCAATATGTTCTAGGCCCTCAATAGTCATTCCAACTTTAACCCATGCTGTGCGACCGTCTGTGTGATAGTTTAACCCTTGTTCATTTTCATAAACTTTACTATTAGCTTCAGGATATACTTTTTTAACTTCTGCCCAAGCAAACGCCCAACTCAAGTAATCAAGATTATTCTTTTTACTTTTCTTGTCATTTACATTGATAACACTTAGTGCTTCAAATACGCTCATTTATAGAAAACCTCTTCTTTCCACCCTTGACTTTTAAGTTCATCTACTTGATCACGACCATATTCAGAGAAGTCAAAATCTGATGCACATTCTTTTGATAAAGTATTAAACAAATGCCCGAAATATACTTTCTTTTCTTCACTCATATAATGAGAAACATTAGCTTCTAAATACATTACTGACCGTTTTTCCTTTTTTTCTTCATGCTTTGTATCTGAAAGCTCATAAAAGTTAGGTTTCGTTTCTTTAAGTTTTTCAATAACTTTTTCAACAACTTCCTCAAGCTGTTTTTCATCAAATTTAATATTAATTGTTTCCATTTTCTCCTCTTTCTATAATAAATACGTCGCCTTGTCTTGTAATTTCAATATGATACTTAAGCATTGGTAGAATATAACCGTCTTCCCGATAATCCCACAAGTCATTTATTAAGCCATACAGGCACTCGTTAGGTTCTGCTCTATACTTTGTTTCGTTCATCTCTTCAAGCTCTTTAGACAACTTTCTGACGCTTCTAACATAATGTTTACTAGCTTTTTCTCTTGCTTTTAAACTTTTGAAGTTGCTTTTCATAAATGAAATTCCTAATATCTTCTTTCTGCTGTTTTTCCTCTTTATCAGACCAGCCAACTTTTTGCCCTTTTCGTTTGCCACTTTGATAAACTCGTCTGTTATCATCAGGAAAGCCATTTTTCTCGAAGTACATTCGAGCATATTCAAAGTAATTTAAGCTATTGATGTACTGTTGACTATCTTTTTTGTGATAATTGAGAGTCATTGATCGCCTTTCAGCTAAACTTTGGAAAGATGTTATCATACTTCTTCTTCAACGAAACCTAAAGCCAACAAAGCTTTATATTCCTCGCTGCCTTCTTTAACTTCAAGGGCATCTTGTTCGAATTTTGTTAATTGTCTAGACTGTCCAGCATAATATAATGCAGTTCCTCCGCTACTATCAGAAAAGTTATAAAACTTAAATTTAGGTTCAATAACTTCATAACCGTTAATGACAGCTTCAACCATTTTCGATTGCTCGTAACACTCAAAAGCACTACTTGGATATTTAACGCCGTCTATCCAATTGTATCCATAACCAAAACGAGTGATGTGACAAAGCGCTTGTTTTTTGTTTATTTCATCTTCAAGGTTTCCAAAAGTTTTAAGAAAATCAGCTTGTTCTTGCGTTAATTTAACTACCATTTGTTTAATTCTCCTTTATTTCTATATATACTATTATATCAAAATTATTTATTATTGTCAAGCGTTAGATGATATTTTTTTATTTATTTCTACTTTTAATTGCAATGCTTTAGTCAATGCACGCTTAGAGTAATCATTTTCACAAGCTGTATGCAATTTCTTTGACTGTCTGACTAGAAATTCAGCACGACCAAGCCATACTTTGAAAAGTTCGTCATTATGCCATTCTGCTTTTACCATTTCATCTAATGCACGATATAACCAGCCATACACTTCAGCGTGTAAATTAATAGCTTTGTTCTTGTAGTCGTTCATTGAGTTCATTTTTTGCTCTTTCTATTAATTCAAAGTCATCACTATATAAAACAGGTTTTGAATATTGTTCATTCATGTTAAACCTTGAACAATAGTCATAGAAGTATTCATTTACTTTTTCATGGTAATAAACAACGTATTTTTTATCAATCATTTTCTATTACTTTTCCTTGCTCTTTAGCTAAGTCTAAGAAAGCCTGTGCTGATTCCTTAGTCGTTTCGATTGGAGTTTCCCTTTTGACTTCTTCCACTAGTTCGCTATCTGGTTCTTTTTTATCTTGTTCGATTGATGTAAAAGCCGAGCCAACATATCCCCAAAGAATTTCATTATTGAAAGCAAAGTTTCGAGCAAATACTTTCATAACAGAATAACCATTTTTAGTTTTGCTATTAATCTTTGGCGACATAGTGAAGGCAATCTCATACCATGATGGAATAGTCGTAGCTCCTAATATATGGCTTGGAATGATACGGAAGTCACGTTCTGTTAAAGATTGCTCACCAGCCTGTTTTCTAGCATGTGCCACAATCATAAACGTCACATACTTGTCGTGCTTCATATCTAAAGTATTTCTAAGGCTAGTGATTCCTCTTAGGACTTCTGCCATTGGTTGGTTTGCGTTGATTATATCGTTGTCATCTAACAAGTCTTTGAGGGGATCTAGAATAACAAGTCCAATGTCTTTTTCTAGTATGAAATTATATAGCTCTCTAAGCCCTACATTGTGCTTTTTCCCTTGGCTGTCATATTTCCATGTATCAAGTTTAAAAGCTCCACCGTGTAAGAAATACAAGTTATCAGGACTATCTCTTCTTGAACCTTTCAAGCGTTGATGTTCTGTCAGTCTGCTATTCTCGTTCTGAATAAATAACACGTTAGTTTTAGTTGTTTCTCTTCCAGCGAACGGCTCTCCTAGTGCCATTGCCTGCGCTAAATCTTGAGCTAGTGATGACTTCATACTCTTCTCGCTACCTGTTATAAGACCAAGTGAACCTTTAGGCAATATATCTTGTACATTCCAAAGCAAACCTCCTGAAAAGTCATCTGATTCTTTAAGTTCCTTAGCTGTGCTTACTTTATCAAATAGGCTAGTCATTAGTTACCTCCATTGGCTCTGATTCTACGCAATAAACTTTGAATGGTTTTTCTTCTTTTACTTCATTTCCGAAAAATAGCTCCCATTGATAATTTAATAAAACACAAGTCTTAATAGCTTCGTGTTTTTTTGTATAAAGAGACAATCGTTTTCCGCTATAATTTTTAGCCACTATGTCTTTATTAGTTGTTAGTGCCACATAGTAAATTTTCATTTATTTCTCCTTTAGTATATAATAACAAAAAAGACTTGAAAAGTCAAGCCTTAATTCCATTTCTTTCTTTTATAAATTTGTTTATACTATCTTGATTTAATCGTTTAGATATTTTTCTTAGTTCCTCATTAATTTTAGCCATTTCGCTTTTATTCTTCTTATTTTTCTTTCTTTTATCACTAGCTTTTTGTTTGCATTTACAGCACTTTAAATAACTTACACCACTTGCTTTTCTTATTTGCTGACACTTAATACATTTATTTTTCATTTTTTTGTTTCTCCTTTATTATATTTATATCTTATCATTTCTTTTTGTATTTGTCAAACATTAAGTTTTTCCCCCCGTCAAGTAATTACTAGAGATTCTTGCTTGAAAGTTAATTTGTTATTTGTCGTAAGCTCTAATTTAGTGTAATTACTCCGCTCATTTAGTTTTACGTGCTGTGAATTGGCATAAACTAATCAGCACAACCTGTCAGCAAATGCTGCAATTTCAGTAAGTAAGTTAAACAACGGCTTTCAAATAGTATAAAACTAAGACACCTTAAACTTAAATACTTATCTCTTATAGAGTTACATGGGGTTAATGTAATCAGGTATTCTCGACTTCATAGCTTACTCAGCTCGTTTTGATGTTTATCACATCGCTATACTTTCGTACCTCAACCGCCTATGGGTTATATATTCAATTACATAGATAATAATAACATAGACATTTTCACTTGTCAAGTATTATATACTTATATTTTAACATATTGCATTTTACACTTTGAGTTATCCTATGTTATGTAAAATATTCTGTTCCCTCTAATTCTCCTAGCTTTTTGCTTAGCTCGTATTGAATTACTGCTATTTGTTTGATTGCTGATTCTAGTATTTCTACTTTTTTAATCAAAAATTCTTTATCTTCCATTAGTTTGTATCTCCTTTTTTTCTATACTTCTATTATACCATATTGCATTTTTTAATATTCAAGATATTTACTAAGTTTTTATCCCTATTTTGTTGATAACTACGCGGTTTATAAGCATTTGTTTCGTTTTATTTACCAATAGGTGCTGTTCTCAAAATTTAATTACAATTCCAGTACAAGATAAAAAGATTATCAAACACTCCGGAATTCCTTTAGAAATCTTACGAACAATAAGCTAATTGCGCTTACTGATACCATACTTTACAAACAGGACACTCAATGTACTTACATTCTGCCACTTCTAGTCAAATTGCGGTTAAGCGTAAAACAAAAGCCCTAAGGGGCTAATTTCTTTTTTTAATATAATTTATTTATTTTCTCTTAAATCAAAATGTATTGCTGGCTGATTGTTCCATAGTTCTAATATTTCCTTATCTATTGCTGGCTGATTCATGTATTCTCTGTTCATTCTAGCTCTTGTATTATCTACTTTAAGTTTAATACGTTTCTTGTATTCCTGCTGTCGTAAGTACATTAGATATTTATCTCTAGCCATAGTTACCTCCTATAAAGAGTATAACATAGAATGCCTACAAAGTCAATCATATCTTACATAACAGAGGATAACACTACTCCAAAAAGTGGATATGCTATAATAAATACAGAAGTTAAGAGAGGAAAGCAAATGACAGAAGAACAGCTATTATTTAAGCAAGAAACATTGTCAGAAGTTGACTTTAACGAGTTCTTACTTAACGCTGTTGAATGTGGTTTGATTAATCTTGATACAGCTTTAATTTTTAAGGGAGAATAAAGAAATGAATAAAGAACATATTTTAGCACAAAAAGAAGTATTAGCTCCGATTGAATATGAACATTATGTTAAACACTTAGTTATGCCTGTGACACTTTAATACACTAGGACTTTCGTTAGCTGATATAACCGTGCACCAGTTATCTGTATAGTTGTGCCAAGCTTAGCACTTCTTCTATGGACTATACACCACTAATCAGGATAGCTGGACTTGAACCAACACCACATGTTCCCAAAACACGCATGCTACCATTAACACCATATCCTGTTACCATATGCCATAAGAACTATAACTTATAACATATAATAAAATAAAGGAGAAAGGAAGCTAAGGGATTCGAACCCTTGCACGCATAAGCGCCAATTAGTTTTCAAGACTAACCTCTTTACCAGACTTGAGTAAACTTCCATAACAATGCCCTTATCTAATGCGCTGTATTTCTACTTAAGCGGATAAGGTACTAATAGACGAACAGTAGGAATCGAACCCACGTTTACAGGTTTGGAATCTGTAGCATTACCATTATACTATGCTCGCAATGTGCAAAGGGCTGTTGGTTACCTTGCACCCTCTGCTTAGGCTGTCAACTCTATAACATTTAAGCACCGTCAATCAGCACACCTACTTTTTTAATTCAATATGTTTAATACTCCAGCCACTACCAATAAGATAGATGTAAACACACTCAATGCAATAGCTAGATAGTCATGGCGATAATACCACTCCTTAAAGTTGGTAACTGAACCTACACCATATAAAATGCCAAGAATAATCAAGGCAATATTAATTACAATCATTTATTCTCCTGACTTTCTACATAGAGTAAGATACAAAAGGCGTCAGCTTGATCATCATTGATATCATTATCAGGTACTATGTTATAGCTCTTAAGTATCTCAATGCTTTGTACTTTTCTTGCTTTGCTTTTACCTTTAATAAGATGATAACCGCACCATTTAGAATTAGGTATATCAACATAGCCAATGTTATGACGGTTACGCATAACTCCTAAGAATGAACCGTTAGCTCTAATCAATGAGATGTTTCCCTTAGACTTGAACGTGATGATAGGTTCTTCAATATAAATAAAGTAGTCAAACAAGTTGTAATGCTCAATGATTTCTGTTATACCGTCAGCAATTATCTTTGCACGTTCCAAAGGGTCTTTACTTTTACCACCTGCAATTGAACCAACTACATACTCATTTGTCAAAGGATTGCGAAACGCATAACCAGTATTAGAAGTGCTAAAGTCAATCGCTAAGGCTTTGCTCATAAATCAGAACTCAATCATAAAAGCCCTTAGTAATTCTCCATATCAAATAAGTGTTTAACATAAT